GCCCGACATTCCGTCCCTGCCCAATCGCTCCCGCCAGATCAGCCGCGACGTTGCAGACGTTATCGCTTGGCTCAAACCTGGCCTCATCCGTACCTTCGTCAGCGAGAAGATGGTTGAGTACGAAGCTTTGGGCGAAGAGAACGAACAGTGGGCTCGTGACGCCTCCGAGTTCATGAACTATGACTTCCTGCGCAGGAACAAAGGCTATCGCATCGTATCGACTGCCATTGATGATGCACTCAAGCTCAAGTTCGCCATTCTCTCTAGCTGGTGGAAAGCCCCCGAGACCAAGCGCGAGACGCTCAAGGGCCTGACGCTAGATCAAATCGCCATGCTTGACCCAGAGAAGGTCAAGAAGATCGTCAGCCAGAAGCCAGCCGATCCCATCCTTGCCGTTGATGAGTTTGGGCAGGAGATCGAGGTTCCGGCTTGGGATGTTCGGGTAGAGTTTGAATCGAAGCCCGGTCGCATCGTTGACGAAGCCTGCAAGCCAGAGAACTTCTACTATGACGGGACGCGAGCCGAGAGCATCGAAACCGCCCGCTTCTGCGGCTACTACTACGATACCATCACCCGCTCCGACCTGATGGAAATGGCCGATGAGTATGGCTTCGATACCGAACTGATCGAAAAGCTGCCCGCCTATGGCGAGGATACGAACAACCCCGTCACGCTCGCTCGCTACCAGAACACGGTCCAGGACTGGTCCAGCACCGTCAAGTCCGGTGATATCGTTGGGCTCTATCGCCACTTTACCAAGGCTGATGTTGATGGCGACGGTATCGCAGAGCAGCTAGAGGTCTGGTATTCCGGCAGTCATGTGCTGGCATGGTCCGTCTGGGACGATGACATTCCGTACACCCTTGTTCCCTGCTACCCAGAGGCGCACAGGCTTGAGGGCGAGTCTGCCGCTGATCGCATGATCGACATTCAGCGCGTCAAGACAGTCGCTATCCGCAATGTCTATGACAACATGTATGCGATGGCCAACCCGCAGCAGGAAGTGGATGTTGGCTCCGTCCTGAACCCAGATGTGCTGACCAACAAGACGCTGGGCGGCATCATCTGGAAGAAGGTTGGGTCAAAGCCGATCGTCTGGCAGAACGTCCCCAACTACACGTCCGACATTCTCAATATGCTGCCGTACTTCGATGAGGTAACGGCCAAGCGCGTTGGCGTTAGCCGCACCACGATGGCGTTGGACCCTGACACGCTTCAGAACCAGACGGCCACGGCCAGCAATAACCAGCAGTCAGCCGCCTATAGCCAGATTGAGCTAATCGCCCGTGATATGGCCGAGTTCGGGTTTGCTGACTTCTTTGCCAAGCGCCTCCGCCTGAGCATCAAATACTACCAAGTGCCGCAGATGATCCCCTCCAAGATGGATGGCGAGAAGTACCGCGAGGTTAACCCGAGCCAGTGGCCGGATGACATGCCGGTGAACATCAACGTTGGCTTAGGGACTGGCTCCCGTGACCGCGATATGTCCATGCTCAACACGATCATGGGCGCACAGAACGGCATGGCGCAGCAATTGGCGGGTGCTGGCATGGCGACGAAGGCCATCGAGTTCATCCCAAAGATTCGCAAGGCGGCTGTGGAGTTGACTGAGGCCGCAGGCATCAGGAACCCCGAGAGCTACTGGCCTGCGTTCAGCGAAGACGATGTGAAGGCCGCTATCGACGCCGCTTCCCAGCCCAAGCCTAACCCGATTGCAGAGGCTGAGCAGGCAAAGGCTCAGGCCCAGATGCAGATCGAACAGACCAAGGGCCAGATACAAATCCAGGTCAAGCAGATCGACGCCCAGGTTTCCCAGCAGGAATCGCAGGCCAAGGCCGAGGTGGAGATCGTCAAGAACAAGGCTCAGCTTGAGGGCGACCTTGCCGCCACTCAGGCTACGCTCCAAAGTCAGATGGCGCTTGAGACGCTCAAGCAGGATCGTGAGGACCAGCGCTTCTATGCCAAGCTCCAGAGCGAGAATGCCATTGCTATGGCAGAGATGAACAACCGGCTCACACTTGAGCGGGAAAAGATGACAATCGCTGCAAATACGACTATGTTCAACGCCATGCAGAAGTCAGAGGCTAACGAGGCAATGGATGCTGACTGAGATTGACGTTCATCGCGCCAGAGAGGCCGACAGGCTTTTGAACCACGAGCCGCTGCTAACGGAGGCAATCGCAGCGCTAAAACAGCGGACGCTGGAGGCGCTGGGTGGAGTTAGCCCAGACGACGCCAGCCAAATCCGCTCACTACAGGCAGTCGTTCTTGCCTGTGAAGGAATACCGATTGAGCTTGCCCAGATCATCGCCGCTGGCGGTGGCATGCAGGCTCAGCCGGTCCCGCAGCCCGAGTAATCGACCGCTGCGTTTATACCCGCTGTGAAGCGGCAAAGCCCAGAGCGTCCTAACCCCCTTGGATGCCGAGATGGAGACTAATATGGCCGAACAGGCTACTACTGTTACGAACGATCAGCCGACAGGCCCCGTTCCTGACGCCCTTACCGCTCGCGAGGGCGATGAGGCACTTGCCGCATTCTTCGGCCCGGACGATACGGACCCCGATGAGAATGAGAATGGCAATACCCCCGACGCTGGCAACCCGGACGATCCTACGGTTGGCGATCCTGAGCAGGACGTTGACCCGGAAGACCCCGAACAGCCGGTAGACGCTGAAGACCCCGAGGTTGATCCAGAGGAATCCGAAGCTACGCCCGACAACGCCGGTCGATTTGTGGCAGACACTGCCAAAGTCAACTTCAACGGCAAGACGATCAGCGTAGCAGAACTCAAAGAGTTCGCGGATAACCGCTCCAAGGAGTTTCAGCGCGACTATACCGCCAAGACCATGGAACTCTCAGAACGCGCCAAAGCGTATGAGGCCCGTGAGGCGGAGTTTAGTCAGTCTCAAGAACGTGTGGCTAAAGAACGTGAGTTCATTCGGTACTATGCGGAAAACTACGTCCCGCAGGAACCGGCTGAGCCCACCGTTGATGCTTCCGTTGATCCTGTCGCGTGGTCTGTCTACTCGCAGGAAAAGAACCGTTACGACCGCATGGTTGCCGATTGGCAGCAGGCCCGGATCGTAGCGGAGGAAGCCCAGAAGATTGATGCAGAACAGGCACAGCAGGCCAAGCAGCAGCAGCTACGTACTGAGCATGAGAAACTCGTTTCGCGTTTCCCTGTGCTTAAGGACAAGGCTAAGCACGAAGCCTTCTGGAGTGGCCTTGCGACCGATGCGGAGAAGTTCTTCGGCATTCCGCAGGGCAGCGTGAAAGCGCTCGACAACGCAGATATGGTTTACATCCTGCACAAGGCTGTAAAGCAGATGCGTATCGAAGCCAGTTCGGCAAATGTCAAGAAGGAAGTCACCGGGAAACCCCCACTGGTTAACGGCTCAGGCCGTCGCCAGAGCCCCGGTGCTGCTCAACAGCGTTCGCATGCCGCCAATGTCCAGAGACTTCGTGAAACCGGGAGCAACGCCGCTGGCGAAGCTGCCATCCTCAAATTTCTCGGAGAATAACTGACATGGCCTCGCCTATTGTCAATACCTACGAGACCTACGACGCCCGTGGCAACCGCGAAGAACTGGCTGATATCATCTCGATGATCACGCCGGAAGAAACGCCGTTTATCAGCGCCATCGGTGACCGTAAGGTCGATTCCGTCCATCCTGAATGGCAGACGGACACTCTCGCTACCCCTGACACCACCAACAACCGCCCGGAAGGTTCCGACTGGACCTATCAGGCGATTACCCCGACGACCCGTGTGGGCAACTACACGCAGATTTCCGATAAGCGCATCATCATCTCGGCCACTCAAGAAGTGGTCAACAAGGCTGGTCGCCGTTCGGAACTCGCGCGGGAAACCCGCAAGAAGGGCGTTGAGCTTCGCACTGACCAGGAAGTCATTGCCCTGAGCAATCAGGCTTCGTCTGCCGGTTCTGGCGATGGCGCGACCAACCGCACCACTGGCGGTCTTCGTGCGTGGATTGCCACTAACGACGACCTCGGTGCGACTGGTGCGTCTGGCGGCTTCAACTCTGGTACTGGCGTCGTTGACGCTGCGACCAACGGCAACCAGCGGGCTTTCACCAAGACGATCATGGACACCGTTATCGCCTCCACCTATACGGCGGGCGGCAACGTCAACATGATCATGGGTTCGCCCTATGTGAAGCGCGTGTTCTCGACTTTCATGAGCGATACCAACGTTGCTACCCAGCGTTACGTCACTCCGAAGTCGGGTCAGACCAAGATCGTTGGTGCTGCCGATACGTATGAGTCAGACTTTGGCGAGATGTCCTTCGTGGTCAATCGTCAGATGGCTCGCGCCGGTGCTGCCATCGCCCGTAACGTCTTCTTCCTCGATACCGAAAAGCTTGCTCGCGGCAATCTTCGCCCGATCCAGCTTGAGACCCCTGCCAAGACTGGTGACGCTACCAAGCGTGTGCTGGTTACGGAGTGGACTCTGATCGTGGATAATGAAGCGTCCCAGGGTGTCGCGGCTGACATCTATGGCCTCACGGCCAGCAGCTAAGGAGAAACCAAATTGGCTGAAGAAGTTCCGGGCCACTATCAGACCCTTGTCACTGCCACCTCGGACGGCCTTACTACCGGCCTCATCCCTGGCGATGCGCAGTTTGTTACCGTCACGTCTGCGAACGCTGACTACATCGTTACCCTGCCCGCTGGCTACATTGGGCAGATCATCCGGGGCCGCGTTGGTGCCAATGGTTGCGAGCTTCGCACGATTGCGTCGTCTGGCGATACCATCAACAACGTGGACTCTGACGGTACGCAGGAAGCTGCCATCCCGACGACTGTTACGTTTATGGCTCAGAAGGTCACTGCGACCGGCTGGATTCTGATGACGTGGACGGCGCTCGGCGCGGTCGCTACCGCTATCGTGCCTGACTAAACCATTCGGGGAGGGTAGCGACTTGTCATCCTCCCCGAAACCACATCAACAGGAGCCTGCATTGGCCGACGAAACCACCATCCCCAACCAGCTTGGCTCCGCGAGCCCCGAAACTGAACCCAAGACCGACATTTCTCGCGTTGCCGAGAAGCCCAAGCCGGTTCCCACGCCGAATGCTCCGCCCACCACCGCAAACACCCCGTACCCCCCGTCCCAAGCCCTTCCACCCTT